AAGAAATGAAAGGGGTTTACATAGTTAATAGATTAAAAGAAATATTACCAAAATATACTGATGACTTCTCAACGATTCTTAATGTTTCTACTTTAACTAGAAGCGGGACAACTATCACCTGCACAACCGCAACGGCTCACGGATTATCAAATAATGATTATGTAACAATTCGAGGTGCAAAAAAACCAATTGCTCTAAGTTCAATTACTTTTTCAAATGGAATAGCAACGGCAACAGCGTCAACAGACCATGAATTAAGCGACCCGTCTTTATATTCGCCCGCTAATTTGCCTTTGTATGTTGAGATAGCTGGAGCAAGCGGATATAATGGCGTAAAAGAATTAGTAAGCGTGCCAACAAATTTAACATTTACTTTTAAAGTTTCTGGTAGCCTTTCAACAGTTGCTGGAGGCTTTTTATTAGCGGAAGATCAAGACGGTTATAATGGCTATAAACAAATAACATTAATTAATTCAACATCCTTTTCTTATCAAACAACTGGCACAATGCAATCGCCAGCACAAGGAACAATTCAAGTAAGTTGCTTAACTAGAATTGACCACGCACCAACTCCAGCAAGAATACAACAATATTATTCAACAAACTCAAATAATGTTTCGCAAGTGTGGGCGTATGTTGTTCTAAGTCAAAACCAATCTTTTAAGGACGATACAATTGTAGGCGACTCAGCTTCATCAAATAAAAAAAATGAGTCTTATTGGAATTTGTCAATGCAACAATTTAACATTTATGTTGTAATACCATCTACAGATTCAACTCTCGGCGGTAATAAACAAGACCAAGCAAAAACTTATTTAAAACCACTCTTAAAATGCTTGGCAAATTATATTTTTGTAAGTGATTTAGTAGAAGAAGAAACTCAGCCATGTCAATTTATTGGCGATGATGCAGATGATTATATCGAGGCTAGATATACTCACAGATTTGATTTCGCCGTTCCAAGTATTATACAAACCTTTGATACGGCTGATTTTAACAATGGAACTCCACTAAAAATAATCGACGGAACATTTAGCGGAAATAATCTTGAATTTTATGTTAACACTAGAAATTAATCATGGTTTTTCCCGTTGATTTAAATTGAATTTTTAACATGATTGCAACATTAAATTAAATTTTATTTTATGAAATTAAAAATAAATCAAGATATTAAAACGCCAAATGGCAAAGTCTTTAAAGATTCAATTATTGAAATTGATGAATTAGATGGAGAGCCAGCTTCAAATTTTTGGCGCAATAGATTAAAAGATTCAGCAATTGATAATTGCGTTGAAATTGTATCAACTCAAAAAAAGGTAAATAAATAATGGGTGCATCATTTCCAAATATAACTTCAAACATTAATTCGGCTTTAACCGCTAAAAATGCGGGTGAGCGTTCAATTTTGCTAGTCGGTTGTATGATTAGCGGAACTGCTTCTAGCGGTCAATTAAAAGAAGGAATTATTTCTAAAAAAGAATTTAATGATTTCTTTGGAGCTAAATCACAAATTGCAAAAGCTGGGAGAGCTATGATTGATGCTCTTTCAGTTTCTAAAATTAAACCTAAAATTAGTGCTATTGGCTTAACTGATAACGCTTCAGGCGTTGCATCAACAGGAACAATTGCGTTTAGTGGAACAGCTACCGAATCAGGAACCTTAACAGTTTATATTGACTCAATTAGAAATGGTAAATATGAACTAGCCGTTGCCAGTGGTGCAACCGCAACTTCAATAGGTGGTAATTTAGAAACTTTAATTACTGCTAACACCTATTCTCCAGTATCAGCCGTAAATACAACTGGTTCAGTTGCTTTGACTGCTTTAAATGATGGAACTCAAGGAAACACAATCGGAATTAAAATAGTTGGCTCAGTTGCTGGAATTTCTACTACACTTACAGCAATGGCAAGTGGAGCAACAAACCCAGTTTTAACATCTTTATTTGACCCAGTTGCCGACAAAAGATATACATCTATTGTTTACCCTGCTGAGTGGGGAACTTCAACGCTAACTGCATTTACAGAAGCAAGATTTAATGTTGATAATAAAATTATTGATGGCGTTGGTATTGTTTCTAAAGCTGATACTTATGCAAATACTAATACCGCAGGCGATGCTTTAAATCAGAAAACACTTGCTTACGCAGGGATACCATTAATAGCAACCTCAACTCATAAAGGCGGAGCTATTTTTGAAAGCCCGATTGTTATAGCTTCTTATGTAGCTTGCTTAAGAGAATTAAGATTAACAGAGGGTGCAAATGTATCATCAATTACAACTAACGGTCAATCAATTGGCGGTAGTTTTTTTGGTGGAATACCTTATCACAATACTCCATTTAATTTGCTTCCGATCATTGAAACTGGTCATGATTTTTCAGATACAGAATGCACTGAATTAGAAAGTAGCGGAATTTGGTTGTTAAGAAATAATCCTTCTAATACAACTATTATCTCTAATGAAGCGGTTACCACTTACAAAACCGATGCATTAGGACAAATTGACAAGACTTTTAAATATTTGAATTATGTCGATACATTAACTATTGTGCGTGATTATGTTTTCCAAAATCTAAAAGCTGATTTCTCACAACATATTTTAACAACTGGACAATTAATCGCTGGTAGACCAATGGTCAATCGTGAAGGCTTTATTGCAAGAATGATGGGATATTATGGAGCTTTATCAGGTTATAAAACTGGCAATAATAATTATGTGTTATTAAGAGCTGGTAGCGAAGAAGCTAACGCCTTTAAAAAAGCTTTAGAAGATTCAATTGTGATTACTTTAGTTGATGGAAAAATATCAGCAGAATCAATCGCAAACATTGTTACACAAGTTAGACAACTTATTGTTAATTTCACTCCAACCTTTGAATAATTATGGCAATTCTAGATTACGGCAATTTATCAATTAATGGAACTGTTATCTCTTATGAGGGGGCAGTTAAAATTGAAGCGGGTTCAAAAAAGCGTATCGTAAACCCACAAATTAATGGTGGCAAAATAATTACTACCGATATTACAACAAATGTAAGTAAAATCACGGTTAAAGTAAGAGTTACGCCAGAAAGTAATGCACAGTTTGACGCTTTCTTTAACAATGGAGACAATAATACTATTTCTTTTAGAGACCAAAACTTTTCAGGTTGTTTATTAGAAATACTTCCAGAGCGTGAAGATTTATCAACTGTTGACTATGTATTTTTAGGCGACCCAGCAATTTAGTTTTATGGACAATATTATTTTTGATTTACAAACTCCATTAAAAGTTCAAGCCAATGTAGATGGCAAGAATGTTTTTAATGAATTAGATAAAATTTATTTAAAAGCTCCAACTTACAAAGATAAGGATAAAACTCTCGTATTAAAGAAAAAGTTTATCGAAGCAATCTTTGCTATGACCGCAACAATTCAAAAGCAAGACGCTCAAGAACAAATAGGTGATGGCAAACTTGATTCAAAAGCAATTAAAGCTATTTTATTCGCTTCTAAAGATTTTGATATTGTTGCATATTTTAAACATTTTGAAAGCCTTTTAATTAATGTAGCTTTTAAAGACGAAGATATGAAGCAACCTTTAATTATTAGTGAAATCCAAAAGATTAATGAATCAGATTTTGAGGAGCTATTGGCTAAATATATAGAGGTTTTTTTTATTGTTTCTTGGATGAAGACTCTAAACTAGAAACAATTATTTGCAACCTTGCATATTTCTATAAAGGGTCAGCAAGTATGGATTGGTTAGAATCGCAACCAATACCAAAACTTTTAAGATTACAAAAAGAGGCAGAAAAAATTAATAAACAACTAGAAAAAAATGTTTAAAATATCTTACATATACGATTTAGTTGATAACATAAGCCCTCAATTAAAGAAGATACAATCCAACTTACAGCAAGTAAATAATAAAGTTGCACAAACTGCTCAATCAATGGCAACCTCTTTTAATAAAATTGGTGATTTATTAAAACAAACTTCTCAATCAGTTAAAAATGTTGGTTCGACCTTAGCTCCTTTTTCTGTAGCCATGGGATTAATTGGAGTTAAGGCATTTAAATCGGCGGC